TGCGAGGGTGCTTTTGTGTTTAATCATCGAGGTTCCTTATCTTTTTGATTTAATATGTATATTATACCATAGTTCTCTGCTAATGTAAACGACTTTGGTGAAAATAATTTTTAAAAGGTGTTAAGAGTGCTAATTATTTTCACTTATCACTTGATTTTTGAGAAATTTCTTTCCTTAAAGAACTCAATTTTGCTTCTAAATTTGTTCACTACTACATCACATTTGTGAGATATAATAAATACATTGCTTCCATCTTCAAGAGTATCGAGTATTCTTGTAAGATTATCGATGCCATCTATATCTAGACTTGAATCGAATGTTTCATCCAATATAAGTAGATTGGATGCTGCACTGTTCTTCATTTTAGCTATCTGTCTCCAGGTAAAAAGAAGAGATAAATCTATTCTTTGTTTCTCGCCTTCTGAGAATGATGCATAATTAAATGAGTCACGATGCCTTGACCTTATAGTTTCATTGAAGTTTTCATCTAAATGGAACGATACAAAGAAATCAAGTATCTGTAAATACTGATTAATTAACCTGTTCATCACTGGTAAATATTGCTTAATAACTTTAGTTTTAATACCAGTATCTTTTAGCATTTCTCCTATGACTTCATTATAAGTTCTTTCTTCTACATACTCAAGCTTCTTTTCAGTTGACTTATCTTTACTCTTTCTTAATTCAGTTAAGTCTTTTTTAGCTTTTGATACGTCTCCTGTTTGCCCTTGGAGATTATCGATTTCTTTTTGGACCTTATTAACTTCCTTTTGGATTAAAGCTATTGCGTCATTATTACTATTTATCTTTTGTTGTTTCTGACGAAGCGTATTCAAGCTATTTGATACTGCTTGTTGTTCAGTTTTCATATCAGCTATGTTCTTGCTTAAGTCGCCTTTAGCCTTTTGTATTTCTTGAGCTTTAGATTTAACTGATTCTATCTTTTGAGTTTTCAGTTCTTCATCTATATCCTGGTCGCATGTTGGACATGTATCATTGTCTTCATAGAATCTGCTTTCTTCAACTAATCCTTTTATCTTATCATTAAATGACATATCATATGAATCTAGTTGAGACATTTTCTTTACAATTTCAGTACTATGTTTCTCTTCAGCTGATATCGAAGCTGTAAGATTCTTTCCAAGAATTTTACTTTCGTCAAATAGCTTATTAATATCTTCTTTGTGTATATCAATAGAATCTCTTTTGTTCTGTATTTGGTCATCATTTAACTCTTGCAAATCTTTGATATACTTACCTTGAGAGTCCATCTTAGTTTTAAAGATATCGATTTGATGATTGACATCAGTAAGTTCTTCTTTTATTTTAGAGTTTCTTTCCTTTAATAGCATATTCATCTTTGAAAAGATGTTAATATCTAATAGGTCTTCTATAATATTTCTTCTTGACCATACTGGTAATTGCATGAATGGTATAAACGAAGATGAACCAAGTACAACTACCTGGTGAAAAGATTTATGATTAAGTTTTAAGATATTCTGTTCTAAGAACTTCTGATAATCTCTTGCATTAGATGCTTGATTAATAAGATTACCGTTCTGATAGATTTCAAACTTACCTGGTTTGATTCCTCTTATAATTTTAAACTCATGACTTCCAATAGTCATTTCAACTGTTACGATAGTACCTTTTTTATTGATACTATTAATCATTTGGTCTTTCTTTATATCTCTGTGTGGCTTACCAAATAAACCAAACGAAAGAGCGTCAAGTAAAGTAGATTTACCTGCGCCATTTTGGCCAACAATTAATGTTGTAGGTGTTTTGTCTAGTTGGATTTTGATAGGGTCACTACCGGTGGATAGGAAATTCTTCCATTCACATGATTTAAAATGTATCATACAACCTCTAGGTTCTGTGCTTCTGTATAAAGCTTTCTCAATTCAATTTTGATATGTTCTTTATCTAAGTCAGTATCTACAGCTTCAACATATGAATCTAAAAGTTGATTAGTATCTTCAAGAGAGATTTTTTCGTCTTCAACGCTTTCTCCTAGATACTCTTCAAAAGATTCTGCAATCTTAAGTTCATATGTTTCTATATTCTGTAATCTATCGACAAATTTGTCAAACATATACAAGTCATTTTTATTTATAACAATCAGTTTAATGAAATGTTTCTCATATTGACTTACATCAACTTTGTCATAATCTACTTTAGCATCATCGTATATAACTTTTTTGAATATAGTTATTGGATTTCTTACTGCCTCTATTTCTCTTGTTTCAGTATCAAGCACATGAAAGAACTTAGGGTCATCGACATCGGCCCAAGTAAACTCCATTTGAGAACCAAGATACGTTACGTTGCCTTGACTTGATTTAGTGTGGAAATGTCCTGACAAAACCATTTCAAATCTAGAAAAGATATCTGCATTCATACCATGTGGATTAGGCATCCCTGCCATTAAATCGAATCCTTTCAATTCCAAATGAGCTCCTAATATCGGGGCTTTGCAATTTAAAGCAAAATCTACATACTCTTGATAGTTTGAGTTATTAATCCAAGGTATAACTGCAACGCCAAGACCATCATAGTCCAATACAGTCGGCTTCATTACGATGTTTACGTTAGATGTAAAATAACCTAAGAGTTCTTTAAGGGAACATAGCTCATTAGTATTCTTAAAATAAACATCATGATTACCAGGAATGATATCCATAGTAATACCAGCGTCACGCAAAGGCTCAAGAAAATGTTTACGATTTTGATTAAGAGCTTTGAAATTAACGAACTTACGGTGTTCATAATAGTCTCCTAAATGCAATATCTGTTTAATGTCGTGTTCTTTTAGATAAGGAAAAAATACCTCTTCATAAAAGCGCTCTTGATAGTTTAAGAATATATCACTGCTGTTTCTGACACCACAATGTGTGTCATTTAAAATAGCTATTTTCATAGTGCTCTAGATGCAGCTGCTTGTTTTGCAAGTTTACTCATTTTTCTCTGAGTTCTTGCTATTCTTTTATGTGATTGTTTGATTATAAGCATTTGAGCCATTACTTCTTCTCTTCGCTCTTTTCTTATTTCAGACTTTCTTGTTCTTTTTTTCATAAGACGTATATGTCTTTGGTTTTGTTTTGTACTTACTTTTTTCATTACATAAACAGCTCAAGTTTTTCTTTCTCTCGCTTCTTCTCCTCTTTTGCAAATTTCTTAATGGCTTCATCCTTTGTACGTATAGTACCAATTCTTTGTCTTAATGTATCAACATAAGCCATAGTTTGTTCAGCTCCTTCGCTATCCATACCCATTTGAACAAAATCTTCTATACCCATCTTCTCAATGAATTTGAATTTGATATCTTGTTGTTTCTTTTCTTTGGTAATTCTACGAATAAATGCAAAGTAGCATATTTGAGTAAAATAACTAAATGCATTCGGCTTTCCAGTCCTTGTAGCAGTTTCAATGTTATAGTTACCAATTGCTCTTAAGCAATTTTCAACGGCATCCATAACCATTTCTTCTCTATAAGTGTACCGAACGAAGTTCGGTCTGTGAGACAGTCCTTCAGATATTCTAATAAAACATTTAGCAATGTAATCAGGAACTGTAGGAACTTTCTTCTCTTTTTGTCTACAATCGCGTGCTTCAATAGCATAATCCATGACTGCTTCAGAGAATTCTCGATTGTTAACGTAATGTGGTTTATCTTTTGGTTTGACCTTAGTCATAATATTTTCTCCATAATATACTATTATACCATACTTTGGCGTAAATGTAAAGGAATAATTTAATTTAAATTTATTTCACAAAAAGTGAAAATAAACGTTTACATTTGCCTGTTTTTATGGTATAATATATTAACACCCGGAGCGGTAGAGGATACTATATTAATGTAATGTTCTCTTCTTATCCAGCTCATTGAGTGGTTCTTCATCAAATAGGTCAGTACCAGAAGCAAGTCGACTCTCATATTCGTCTAAGAGCTCTTGGTCTGATTTAGTCTGAACTGTTTGAATTGGTTTATCCATTTTAAGAGAAAAGTTCACATATGTTTCTTTTATAGACTCTGCTACAGGAACATGTTGTAAAATTGAACTCTTAAAAACTTTAAATTGTTTAGCATCGCTGAAAGGAAACCAAGCTACAAACTGAACTCCACCTAACATGCTAGGATTCAGTCTTACTGGTCTTTCAATTATAAAATTATCATCATTCTTAAGAGCAACGAGACCAATTATCTCTTCGCCATTCATGAGTTTAAAGTGTCTTATATTTAGTCCTTCCATATTATATATTTATATCAAACATTTTGTAGTTAAACCGTTCTTTAGAATAGATTTTAATTCTTTCAGCTGCATGTTGTAGGGTATAATTCTTTTGATTTTTCCAGTGTAAGTCATCTGCTATATCATATATCTTTGTATCTTGTCCATCTTCACTCTTCCTTAATCCTCTCCCGATTGATTGTAGGACTCTAATTTGACTTTTGCTTGGAGAGGCAAATATAATATTATGAAGATTACGTATATTAATCCCAGTAGAAAAAGTCCCGATACTTGCGACAATAATCGCGTCTTTCTCTTTCTCGGTAATCTCACGGACTGACTCTCTTGTATCGACATCTGTTTCTCCTGATACGTAAAACAGT